GCTTTTACAATATGAGATTCCATGCGCCTCCGGCGTACAGGCCGTCAATGCTCTTGACCCATTTTTCATTGTCCCAGTAGTACTGAATACCTGTGGTCAAGTTGACCACGTACTGAACGCCAACATCAGTTTGACTGTTGAATTCCACTGTCCATCGCACACCGTTGTATTCAACAATGTCTCCAGCTGCAGCAATCAAGGGCTGACCTCCGGCACCGCTCCAGGCAGTGGGATTGGTGCCCACGTTGGCAACATTGCCAGTGCTTTCGGTCAGCAGGTATCTTTGTCCCAGAGCCGCAGCAGGCAGTCCGTCTCCAGGAGCAGCAGTTAGTGGATTTACCACAGAGTCTACAGGATCCAGAGTATTTTGTGGCGCAGTGTCAGGGTCAATGTTGAAGATTAGCAATCGGTCATCGGCCGGGTTAACTGCAACAGTGCCCACAATACTGGAATCGGGCTCCCAGGGATTGTCCAGAGTGATGTAACTGATGCCGGGTCTGAGAACTCCATACGCACTGGCCACTGCTGGCCATGTGATTTGTGGATTTTCTACTATGGGGAATGAGAACGGTGCCAGGCTCAGTCGATCAGGATTCACAACTTCAGCCGGCTGCAACACCTGCAGTTGTCCGTCCAACAACAGTACCTGATAACTCCAGGGAGTCACCTTGACTCGAGTGCCCAGCAACAGGTCGTTGTCCAGCAAGGCATTGTTGGCGTCGCCGTTGGCATCAAAAATAGACGCAATCACACGTTCCACCACACCCAGTTTCTTGACCTTGGCAGGACTTGATATCCAGATTGGCAGACTAAATGTCAGGGTCATGATGTCTATGGGATTTTCTGTGCCCACAGGAATAGATCGAGAACTCCAGTTCACACGCTCAAGATCGCATGTGGTAAGACTGGTCCAGTCAACATAGTTGTCTGTGGCCTGTATCTCCAAGGAAGGATTGAACAAGGTGGCAATCTGCTCAAACAACTGCATCTTTTGATTGGTGTTTGTGGTCCAGATGTCCAGATTGATGGTCAGCTTGTAGGGCACAGGCATCAGGCGTTCAATCTGAAATGCATTGCCCTGAGTGGTTTCATAGGTTTCTGTGCCAGGATCATAGGTGCGTTGACGAACCATCATTTTGTTCACATGATAGGGTTCTTGCATTCTGGGACGATCATAGTCTAGGCCTGTGATATAAAAAGTCATCAAGGGAGAAGATGGCAACGAGTTGGCAGAGTTCTGTTGTATAATTGTCTGTGCCTGACGGCTGGCATCACCATAGCGTATGGGCACACGTATTAGATCCTTGATGCCTTGCTCGTCACGGCCGTACTCAACTTCAAACAAGCTGAACATGCGTGTGAATTGCAACAGATATCTACGTATCTGTTCGTCGAAAAAGAACATTTGACTCATTGATTCGTACCTTGTTAACTGGACTTCTGATATGGTTGTGTATCTGGATAGGGATTTGGTGGTTTATTACCGCCGTCATCGCCGTTGGCAGCATCAGGTATCAGAGCCTGACTCAGACTCTGACGACTAGGTATGTTGCCAAGATCAGTGGTGTTCACAGTGTATGTATTGTTCACAAAGCCTGAGCGCAAGGTATTGTTGTTGGCACCTGGGGTGAGATTGGTGCGTACATCGCTTTCGATCTTGACCCAACTGGTACCGTTGAATCTAAACAAGCGATTGGGGAAGTAGTCCAGACGCAGGGCAAACTGTCCTGCTGTTGGTGTTGGTGGAAAATTAACACCAGCAGTCACAGGCAATCCGTTGGGTGCCTTGCCGTCACCAGTTAGATATCCAGCTGTGTAGCCATCGCCTCTGGGAGTGTTGCCATCGTTGGCCACAGTGCGGCTGGCATCTGTAATGGTGTAATCTGCAGTGTAGGTTGCTGATTCAGGGTTGGCAGGTGTGCCATCTGAATTGGTAGCCACAATATAAAATTTGACCACATCAAATCCTGACTTGGGAACTTCTGCTTCGGCCTGAATCAGGATGGCATCATTGATCTCCAGATCCTTGGGTCTAGTACTTTGCTGATCAGCAATAGTTGTGGGATTGGTTTTTTCAGTCCAGTATTCTGTATTGGTTATCTCGGTACCAGGAGGAACATTTTTGTTTGAAATATAATATTTGTCGCCGTATAACACAGTTACTCCACCTGGATAAAAATTGCCCGGATCCCAGATGTTGTTGGGTTCAAACGGCTGCTTGGTAATGTCGTTGTACTCTTGTGCATTGACCATTGGTGTGGCCTTGACTCGCCACAGGTGTGGCAGCCAGGTTTGACTAAAGCCTTCACTGGCAAAAGATGCATCTTGTATCACATACCACTTGGGCAGAGCCCGGGGTATGTCACTGTTCAAAGGATTATAGTCCCGCAGATTGGGTAATTCTATCACATCGCCGCTCATGAGTTTGCGACCCACAGTGTCTATCATGTTGTTGTAATGAAACGTGATAAACAAGGTATCGTTGTTTAGAAACAAACCAAATTGTGTAAGATCAAAATCTATATCTTGTGCTCGATACACACCGCGCATGACATAGATGTCCTGATCGTATTTTCTATCTCTGTTTTCCAACAACAAAAGATCTTCAATGAACAAGGGATTTGATGTGTCGTATTTGGGCAGGGTGGCATCCGGGTTGCCTCCGTTGTCGCCAGTGGCTGGCCCTAGGTATTTGTGCAGATACACATCAACACCCCCAACCTGATACATTTCCGATATTGTTCTATCAAAAAACTGATAGTCGTTTGAGCGGTTGGGTCTGTATAGTGATAATCTAGGCATGGTAATGTATTTATGGGCCAGTTGACCAATAAACCAACAGGTGCTATAATAACGGCATGAAAGTAGTCAAACTGGACCGCAGATTTCGTCAATTCCGAGAGCATGGGCACACCGTGGCTCTACGATTCTCCTCATACACTGAATCCGTGCCGTACGAAAAAACAACTCGCAATAAATTAGGCGATGGCGGCTGGCGACGGCATGATGCATGGTACAGTTATTTTGGGCATGGTCGGGTTGCTGGATACCGCCCTTACTGGATCACGTTCCGCAGTGAAGCAGATGCTACTTTGGTAGTACTTTCCACAGACTTGACCAAAATTGGGTGATCTGCTATAATTACACTAATTGAACAAAGGAGCTGACATGAAGGTTGCATCTAAACCCGTCAAACTGCTGAATCCGCGCAGTGCAGACACCGGCGTCATGGGCACAGAACCCACCTGGGAGCGCCAGCCCACTGACAATCGTATCAGTGCCATGAGCAAGGCATTTGGCTGGTACAATTACTTTTACGGCAAAAAAGATGCTAGAGACATGATTGTGAACTATCTGGAACTGCACGGCCGCAAAGCTGATATTCGGGCGCTGAAAGGTATCGCTGATGCCAACATCCGATTGACCACAGGCTGGCTGTGTCGCATGAGCATGGTGGGTCTGGAACTCACAGAAGCCGAGCAGTTCAAGCTGGAAAATCTGCTGAAAGAAATAATCAACAGCAAGCAAGAAGTTGCAGAAGAATCAGCTGAACCAGCGGTTCCTCGTGTCACTATTCAAGACCGTTTGCGTGAAAAAGTATCCGAATGCGCCGGTGAACTTGACGGCCTGTTTGATGAGTTTGTTGCAAGCGGGGCCAAAATGAGTGCTGACTACAAACCAATCATGCTGATTCGTAGCATGAACGTGGCACCACAAATGGTGAGCGCCTTGGCCGACATCTGGAAACGAAAACAAGCTGAGTTTGAAAAAGCAGCCGAAGGCAAAGATGCTCAGCTGGTGGAAGGCTATGGCTATTTGAGCAAGATCCAAATGCGCGGAGTGTTGAAGTTTTGCGAAACAGTGATCAACGACTGCGGTGCCTATGTGCAGATCAAGAAAGTTGAACGCAAACCGCGTGTGGTCAAGGCAGTGGCACCAGAAAAACGTGCGGCCAAATTCAAAGTTCAACTGGAGTTCGCGGATCTCAAACTCAAGGGACTGCCAGCTGCCAGTCTTGTAGACAAGGCCGAAGCCTGGCTGTATGATACCAAAAAGCGCAAGTTGATTCACGTGGTAGCAGACTCGCATGCAGGAGCATTTACCATAAAGAGCAATTCAATCATTGGATTCAGCGTGTCTGAAAGCATGCAGAAAACTGTGCGAAAACCTGCAGACGTCGTCAAAGCCATGCAGGCCGCAGGCAAGCCGGCTGCTAGAAAGATCTACAAAGATCTAACCACCACAGAAACTCCGTTCAACGGACGTGGAACTGAGAATCTGCTAGTACTAAAGGCCTGGTAAATATAAGGAACTGGAGTTCCTTATGTCAGAAAATACACTGCCCGAGCTAAAACAAAATCTAATAGAATATTGCAAGTTGATGCTGGGCGATCAGATCATTGATCTTGAGCTGGACCCTGCTCACTACGAAGCAGCATATCAACGCACCATTGGCGTGTATCGTCAACGAGCCAACTATGCCTATGAAGAAGCCTACATCTTCATGGAACTGATTCGGGACATGAACATCTATACCTTGCCGCAAGAGGTTGTAAGTGTGCGCCAGATATTTCGCCGAACATTTGGTGATTCCAGCGGACCGTTTGCATCAAACTTTGATCCGTTTGCACAGGCCAGCATGAATGTGTATCTAATGAACTTCAACGTCAGCGGTGGCTTGGCCACCTATGACTTTTACACACAATATGTGGAACTGGCCGCACGTATGTTTGGTGGCTACATGAACTACACCTGGAACCCTGTGACCAAAAAACTGCAACTGGTTAGAGATCCCAAAGGGTCCGGCGAACAAGTGCTGATATGGGTATACCAACTCAAGCCAGAAGTGAACCTGTTGCAAGATTATCAAATCCAACAATGGATCAAAGACTA